GTAACCGCTATATCCACTTACACCACTACCCGAATATCCGCTAATGCCAGAATATCCAGAGAATCCGCTGATGCCAGAGTAACCACTTATTCCAGAATAACCTGATGCACCATTAATTCCTGAATAACCAGAAATGCCTGAATAGCCAGAATAACCGCTGATGCCAGAAAAACCACTTATACCCGATGCGCCAGAATACCCAGATATTCCAGATGCCCCATCAATTCCGCTAAAACCAGAAATACCAGAATAACCGCTAAAACCAGAAATGCCAGATGCGCCTGAAAATCCAGAATAGCCAGAAACACCAGAACCACTATAGCCAGAAGTGCCACTAAAGCCACTATATCCAGAAATGCCACTTGCACCAGAATATCCACTTTGACCATCCAATCCTGAATAACCGCTATATCCACTAATTCCTGAATAGCCAGAATAGCCACTAATTCCAGAATAGCCCGATTGTCCATCTATACCTGAATAACCAGATATACCAGAAAATCCACTATAGCCACTTATGCCACTAAAACCGCTGTAGCCAGATACACCTGATCCACTATAGCCACTATATCCACTTGTTCCAGATTGGCCATCTTGTCCAGAATATCCGCTGATACCTGAAAATCCGCTGTAACCAGACTGACCATCAATTCCTGAATAGCCACTAAATCCGCTAATTCCTGAGTAGCCAGACAGTCCCGAAAAACCACTAATTCCAGATTGACCAACTGCGCCACTAAAACCAGAATAACCTGATGTGCCAGATAAACCTACTGCACCAGAATAGCCTGATATTCCGCTAAATCCTGAGTAACCAGAAACACCGCTTCCAGAATAGCCAGAAAAGCCACTAAAACCGCTTATACCGCTAAATCCTGACCAGCCCGATACGCCACTACCAGAATATCCAGAAAACCCGCTATAACCGCTTACACCACTTCCGCTATAACCAGAAATACCTGAGTAACCAGAATATCCAGAAATGCCTGAATATCCACTATAACCAGAAATACCTGAATATCCGCTAAAGCCAGAAATACCGCTTTGTCCTGTTGGGCCAACAATAGGGCCTACATTGTTCCAAACCGTTCCATTCCAAACATAAAGATCGCCATTTGAAGAAACAATATAAGCATCGTTTGGCAAATTGCCTACGGCTGGCAAATCGGCTGGCGTAGCAACCGTGCCTTTGATATTAATGGATGTACCTTGCTGGCCACTATAACCACTAAAGCCAGAATAACCACTTACACCTGATCCGCTGTAACCGCTTATTCCGCTAAAACCAGAGAAACCAGATAAACCACTAGCACCGCTATAGCCGCTAATACCGCTAAACCCACTATAGCCAGAAACACCAGAACCCGAATATCCACTAAATCCAGAAAATCCAGATGTACCACTAAACCCAGAATATCCACTTGTGCCACTCCCTGAGTAACCACTTGTTCCAGAAAAACCACTATATCCAGATATACCGCTTTGGCCAACTGCGCCTGAATATCCGCTGATACCGCTAAAGCCAGATAAACCTTGTGGGCCAGTTGCACCAGAAAATCCGCTATAACCAGAAACGCCAGAGCCACTATAGCCTGAATATCCGCTATAACCTGATTGACCGTTATAACCTGAAATACCATTTATTCCAGAGTAGCCACTATAGCCTGATTTGCCAGATGCGCCAGAATAACCTGAATAACCACTTACACCTTGAGGGCCATATAAGCCACGATCAATGCTAATGGTTTGAGTTGCAACGGGAGTTACATTTACCGATATATTGTTCTGATCGGTTACAGTTACAGTCATCCCCATATTAGTTCACCACGCCATCAGAACGAACTAGGAATAATAAAAAAATAATGCTGTCTTGGGCTGGTGTAGAACCAGATGCGGGAAAACTGATTTTAATTCTACCGCTAAACGCAACGGGATTGTTTGCGGCAATATTTAATTCAGGATCAGATGCCATGATTGCCCAGGCTGATTCATCAATAACCAATGTAAATGTACCATTTGTAGGGTTTTCATTAACAATTGTTAAAGTTACTGGATCGGGTTCTGGAACATAGTCGGCAATGTCAAAAGATAGCCCATAACGGGTATCTTGTAAATTTAATACTTCTCTGCGAATAATCTGGGCATTAATAGTTGTGCCAGTTAGATCAACTGGTGAACCACCGCTTGCAAATGATAGATTCCAAAAAGTTCTTTGGTTGTATACAAGTTCGCCAGCAATGATTTGATTGTCAAAGCCACTTACTTGCGTAAGGGTATTTTTACTAAATAATGCCATGATTTTTCCAATTCTCGGTTAATGGCAAGTGGCACTCCACTTAGCCCCAAATCATGTCTTGTTTTTTAATATTTTACTTCATTCTGCTCTGAAACAGTATTTATAGACATCCATTTTCCATAATATCCCATTGGTGCATTTATATATCGCACTTGCATTTCTATTGTTCCATCTAGTTTTTGTAAATAACGAAACTCTGGACTGCTGTTAGGATAAATTTTGTATTCCATTATGCAAATTGTGTTTTAATTTTTAAGGTTGCTTTGATACAGTCGGTGGAACATAAGGTGCAATATCACCATAATTACCAGCAACAGCATTATTAAATAATTCAACACCATAAGGCATAGGGTCATGAGAAGTTGCTAAAAATGGAAGTTCATCAGCTATTTCTTCAAATTTTACAATTAAAGTAATAGCGGTATGTTCTTGATTGTCCCAAATTGGATTTTTTGCATATTGAATTGTAAACATTTTATTTTCCTTTATTAAGCTACTCTACAGGCAAGACCATTATAGTCACTACCATGTCCATCTTGATTGCTAGACATCCATTTCCATGTGCCTGACAAAATATTATTACTATAAAAATTACAACCAGTACTGCTAACATCAGTTAAAAGACCTGCTTGAAAAGACCCACCAGCACTATAATTAGCGCCCGCACTTGGACTACCGCCAAAAAAATAAATCCAACAATAACTACCAACAGTATTAAATGTTGGACAAGCAACACTTAAAGTTCCTGAACTGGTAATTGTTCCACCTTGTAATCCATTGCCAGTAGCTACTGATGTTACTGTGCCACTTGCAGAAGAACCATTTGATGCGGCAGTAATATGACCTTGAGCATTAACAGTAATATTTGCATTGGTATAAGAAGCTGCAGTTACACCAGAGTTTGCATGAGCAATTGTCATTGAACCACCTAAGGCTGGTGTTGCACCACCAGTAATAGGAGAAGTTGTATTAATAGTAATTGAATTGTTTTGCAATCCAGAATTACTGGTTTGCCCAGAAGTATTTAGGTTATTAGCAAAGTTAGCTAAATTAAGTGCTTGTGTCATACTGCTCCAGTTCTATTAAAAGTTTGTTGAACCAAAATATTCAAATTGCTTGTTGGTGTCTGCGCCAAAGTATATGATGTGCCACCAGCAACCGTATAATCCACAGTTTCCAACAATAATACCCCATTATTATATAGGTTAAAAGCCAATGGATTAAACGAAAATGGATAAAGGGTTTGCCCAACAGTTGTAAATATGTCCACATTGGCTGGTGTGCCGTTAGGAACGCCCAAATTGTTATTTGTCCATTGGATAATTTCTAAATCACCAGAAACGGCATTTACAAAACTAATAGTCTGACCAGATATATTATAGTCTTGAGCATTAATTACAGTACCGTTTAAAAATAACAATTCATTGCCACTAACTAGCGTAAACCCTGATGCTGTGTATGATCCTGTATTACTTAATGTTGCAGAATTTCGGCTGAAACTATTATAAGTTCCAGAGCCGCCAACAGAAGCAAAAGAAATAATAGTAACAATATCGTTTAAAACTGCGCCAGTTGTCAAAGTTACAGTTCCAGTTGATCCGCTAGTGTCGGTATATTCAGAAGGATTTAATAAACACCCATTAATTAATACCCAGCAATTGCCCGATATATATTCTGTACCTCTAGTAACGCTAAACACCGTTTGACCAGCGGAAGCATCAAAAGCTGTCATTGTGTAATAAAAATTGTCTGGTGGGCTAAAACCAACTACACGCCCATAAATGTCAATTGTTAAAGTAGCTACAGATGATGTTTTGGTTGGCGGGCCACCAAAATCCAATAATTGAGCCAAAGATGCAATAACTTGACCTTGTGGATTATTCGTAATGGCAATTTCACCAGTACCAACAGTAGTTGTACCAGTTTGAATTAATTGGCCACTTCTGGCATTAAGATCAATAATGTTATAGCCATCTTCCAAACCTTGCCAAATGGTTGGATCATAATTGCCCGTGTCGGTTGGAACAAACAAAGCCGTTCCAGCACTAAAAGCCGCATTACCTACGGCAAAGCTAACTAAGTTGTTTCCACGATTACAAAAAAGTAAATAATTTAATGTACCAGTAGTGCCAAATGCGGGAACAGCTTGATACCATGTGTAATCAGATGGATTCGTGTCAAATATTGCGGCAGATGTATTTAAAATGCCATAGTAAGTTGCCCCTCTAGGATTTGAAGTAAATCCACCGCCAGTTGCGCTGGTTGCATAAGCAATAGACAAATAACGCTGTGAATATTGGAATGTTGCTGGCCGCCAATCTAAAACCGTTGATGCTGGGCTAAATAATGATTTGGCAACACTATTAACCATGCGACTAAAGAAATACCAATTACCAGCGGGAATACCTGTTAAAAATACCGTTGGCATTACTACGCTATTACCATATGGCGTACCGCCAGATTGAACGGCAGTTGTGCCAGCCAACATTAATTGACTTTGTGTTGGATTTGAATAAGCTGAATACCAAACTTCGGCATATTGCGTAATGCCAGCAGAACTTGAAGTAACTTGAATTCCAATAGTGGGTACTGGCAAAGAAGTTAAATTGCTTACTACAACTGGTGCTGGTATTGTTCCAAAACTATTGGGTGCTGACAATCCAGTATTTGATCCTGGCGTATATTGAGTAATGCTTGCATCGTTAAATACTGCTGGATCATAAGCCTGTAAAAGTAAATTTACAGAAATTGTTCCGTCTGACAAAAAGTTTTGTTCTACCTTCATTACCCGCATTAATTTGGCAGTCCAGCCATAATTAGCATTAGTAATGGTTACAACATCGCCAGCCTCTAATTCTAGGCCAATATAGTTTACGGTTACTTGCACTTGTAAATCTAATCTAGCGGCTTTAAGAAATCTAGTAGCCAGTAATTGTGCTTGCACATCGTTATTAACCAATGGCAATTGTATTGTCTGGCTATTGGCTGGTTCATTTGGATATAGCAACGCTGGATCAACCAAAGACAAATTAATTGTGCTGGTATTAAATGAACTATTTAATGAAATATCTGGGAATTGACATTGAGCAATGTTATAAGTATTGCTTATATCCATAGTGCTAATAGCAATTGCCGAAATCATATTGGAATCGTTAATATCCATCGCCACCGTGTAAGTTGGCGTTTGGGTAATTACCGACCATAAACCATATATTTGATTAAATGTAAGCAAGCAATCACAACAATTTGTCATGTCTTGCAAATTGGTTAATATATTTTTAGTAGTGTCAATTGCGCCATTAAATGTAAATCTAGGTTGTGTTTCTGGAACACCAAGATAATTATTAAATGTAATTGTTTGTGCAGAATAAACATTTAATGCTGTAAGACTTGCGGTATCTATTTGCGATACTGGAACTGCACCGCCATAAACGGTATTGGTTAAATAATCATAAATAACATCGCCAGGTGCGGTTCTTGAATTAATAATTTCAAATTGTGTTTGTTGAATACTTGTAACACCAGCATTAGCGTTGTAAGTTAAATGTAATATGGCAAAAGCCGTATTAGTCATTAATTTGTTGTTATCCCATGTATATGTTAATCCGTTGGCTTGCATTACAGTAATAGCGGATTGACTGCTATTTACTGGTGTATTTGATCCGTTGCTATATAAATAAATATTTATGTAGCCATTTACTTTTGTGTCTACTAAACCAGTTGCGGGATCAACCAATCCTGTAACAGCCGTGCTTGAACTTTGACCAGGATCAACACTATAAATTTCATTGCCAACCGTTACTGATGGATCAATTGCTTTATTAAAAATAATTGTTTTTGTAACAGTATTAATACCGCTTACTGTGTAATAAATTGGCGTTCCAGAATTAACAAATGAAATTAATAATCCAGAAGTAATTGATGTAGATAGTGTGCCAGTATAAGTAACGCTATTTCCAGAAATAGTTGCAACATGAACGCCAGTATCCGTGTAAGTTAATCCGCTAAATAAACAAAGTTTTCCACCATAATAAATATTGCCATATTGAATAGTATCTGTGCCACCACCAGTTACTTCGCACAATGACAATACATAATATAAATTTTGATTATCTGATGTAATAGATAAATCAGTAACAGTACCACCAACAAAACAATTACCATAAACTACAGGCAATTTATTATTTGTGCCTGGCTGAATTTGTAAATTAGTTCCAGTATTTAACTGGGTTTGCTGTGGGCTTTCGCCAGGTTGTTTTGGTGCTGTAAGGGCAGAAATGACGGAAGAAGCCATCATTGTGATGCCCATAGTAATTAATTCGGGCTGGCCAGTAACGAACCCTACAACCGCTAGAGCCGCACCGATAATACCACCCATTAAACCACCGCCACCACCACCCATTTAGATCACCCAGTTATGTCCAGCTTTTTTTAACCCGAATCTATTAAATTCGATCTCTTTGTTGCAAGTAAACCCAACATCTTTTACTTCACCGCAATCTTTCATATCACCACCAATTTCAAGAAACTTATTTAACAATTCAACCGTAACTCTTTTTGTCAAACCGTACCAAACAATTTCTTGTAAAACAAATACATTTGCAATCCATGTGCTTGGCACTTTAACCGCCACTAACATTCCTTTTTTATTATCATCAATCAATATAAAACCAGCACCAGCCAAAATAACGCTTAATTGTTTAAATACAAATTCTTTTGACCATGTAGATTGATCCACATAAGAATCGTTTGGGTTCTTTTTTGCATAATCTTGTAATAATTCCCAAATTGTTTCAAAGTCAAATTTATTTGCGTATCTAATCATTGCTTTCCAAAAGCATAGTATATTGTCGATATTGTAGC